CCTTGTCCACGAGTAATCGTTTCACCCCTATTCAAAGCCTCCCTTATTTCTCTTTGCTCTGTATTACTTGCTAATGTACTTGGGTCTCCTAGTTTATAATCATCTGGGTCAAGGTCTCCAACAGCAGAAAGAAGGTCTCTCTCATAATCTTTCTGTAAACCATATATATCTTTTTGAAAATCAAGATATTGTTCTTGGGATTTAGCACCATATCCGCTAACAACGTCTTCTCTAACATCACTATAAGCTCTTTCCCTAGCTCCGGGCAATTGAAAACCAGAAGCCGCTCCTTGTAAAGAACTTTGAGTTGTTAAATCAAACAAACTACCTGTAGCACCTCTTCTAAGAGCATCACTTCTTAATGAATACGATTGTCTTACCATATCCGCACCGAGTGTGTCGTATGTTGGAAGTAAACTTTTTGCAGATGGGTTTGTTATAGATATCCCAAGCTTATCAAGTGTATCTTGCTGATTAGTATCTGCATATGGGTCAATATCAACACCACCACCATCTTGATAACCTTTTATTGTATAATCTAATAGACCGGGCATATTAACCTACAAATCCTAATAAGGTTCTAGGACTTTCTTTTATTACTCCTCCATGCATAGCCCCTGCTATTTGTGGTTGTTGAAACATCCTCATCCAATTTTCTGCACTTCTTTGGTCTGGGCTATATTGCTGAAAAAATTGATTTATCAAACCTTGATACTGACCTCTATTTGCCAATGCATCAGCATAACTTGGAGCAACAACACTTGTGTCTATTGGCATTGTAAAATCATCTGTTAGTCCTATAAGAGAATCACTAACCACCGGAGACTCAGGTACTGGAACACTTGGTGTTGTAATACCCATATCAACTGAACCTGCCCCCATTCTTGCAAGCTCATCTTCTGTTGCACCATGTGTGAGTAAAAAATTTTCACTATCAGGAACTAATGGAGCTTCTGGAACTGGTGGTATATTCGGCGCAGGGGGAGGTGATGGTAAATTAGAAAAATTATCGAAATCAAGATTTAATTCTTCTATTGGCATATCTCCATACATACCAGTTGCTTCATTAAATACTGCACCAGTATCTGCTGTTACAACATCTGCCACTGGTGCCAATGCTTCTGCACCTTTCAAACCTTCAGCCCATTTAGATGTTTTTCCATATATTCCACCACCGGGAGCAAGTCCAGCCATTAAACCAGCTTTAACACCAGATAATATAGCCTCTTGACCCATTCCGCTTTCATAAGATTCACCTGCCGCACCAATATCTTCTAAACCAGCTTCTTCTCCATACATTATATTGTCTTTAACTTCAAAATCTTTTCCATAACCCGCTCTAGAACCAAGGTATCTTCCACCAGCAGTTCCTAAACCAGCCGCTAACGCCAAAGGAATACCAAGACCAGAACCAACAAGAGCCGCTCCTAGTAAACCTCCACCTAAACCACCTAGGCTACCCCAAAAACCACCTTTCTTTCTTTTTTCAATAAGACGAGCTTCTTCATCTCTTGCTTTATCGTAGGCTTTCTTTCTTGCTTTTCCTCTTCGTAAATATGCTAAACCAGATGATACTCCACCATCTTGTAATTGCTGTGGTACGCTACCTCCATATTGCATACCAAGTAAAGTTCTCATAGAGACTCCTTATAAAAACCGTTCGAGACGGCTATAATTATACGTTTGAAAGATAACGAATTTACCATTCTTATCAAATATCGTAATTCATTGTTTTCTGTGATTTTATACAACAACTTCAACCCTCCAAACAGATGTGATATGGAAATGTTTTTCACTTGTTACTATATTTGCATTATCAGCCTGTAGGCTTATTCCAGCTAAATCACCAACTTCAATAGTTGGCGTTGCACTCCAATCAGATTTATTAATTATTATATTTGTGTTATCTGACCAAGTTGCAGTTGCATCATAAGTGCACACTGAATCAATACTTGTATCCCCGCTATCTATTTTTTCTATACCAAAAACAATATCTGTAGCCGCTGTATCCATAGCTGGAGTTCTAAAAAACAATTTATGACAAGTCATTTTAAATGGAGATAAATATCCACTTGTAGAATTTAATATAGTTGTTTGCTCACCAGTTCCCTGCCAAGGAATATAAATTTTTGTAGCTGGTAAATTATCAGTAAAACTATGTTTAAAAACTCGATAATCTATAAATTTATATTTATATTGTAGTGTATTTGTTGTTAAAGTTTTATCAACATAAACATTACCATCGGATGATAAATTTGTCTTATACATCCTACCATCTTTCTTATATGATATGACAGGTTGTTTATTTTCTCCAACTCCAACAACTATCTGCCCATCTAACATCCTATCTTTTGATGGTTGTACAGATGAGTAAAGACCAGACTGTTTTGAGTTTAATATATTTCTTGTTTCTCTATCCATTAGTTTACAGAACGCTGTCCTATGCTTCTAAATTCTATTGTAATATCATTAATTTCAAAAGTACCTGAACTTGGCGGATTTACTTTTAATTGAATACTTTGACAAGTGATTGGACTTGCAGGTTCAAACACAGCAACATCCCAAGCACTAGCAGTTGGTAAGGTGTCACTTTTAGCTGGACTACTACCATCAGAGTTAGCTGTGGTTATTGTTCCATCTCCAGTTGTGATATCTGTCCAACTTTGTTTCCCATCAACTGAATATTCTATCGGATTTGCTTGAGTTGCGCTTGATTTATAAGTAAGAGCAACTTTATAAATTTTCTTTTTTATACCCGGTTGACCAAAATCTATATCTTTTGTTGTCAAGACCTGACTTCCATTTGAAGAAGTATCTGCTAAGTATTTTTTTATTTCTGTTGTTGTAGCTGAAGCTTCAACCCCAACTATTAAATTATTATTCCAATCTGTGGCAAAATTTGTATAATAATAATTATTTGTAAACAAATTAGTATTATACATCCAACCATTACTATCAAAATCGTATATAAAACATTGATTACTATTGTCAGATAAATCTTTAGGAGACCTCATAATAATTAACTGATTGCTTATAGCATCATATCCAATCATTGTATCTTTATAATGAGCAGAACCCTGTGCAAAATCATTCCATTTAGGAACGCTACTATTTGTACTTTCAAAGACACCTATTTTATTTTCAATTAAATTCCTTACAGAGCGACCATCATATAAAAAACAACCAGCTTCATTTGACCAAGCAATTCCAAACTCAGTTTTAGTAACACTGTGTTGATAACTAGCTCCCATTTTTTGTATTGTTTCTTCTAAAAACCAGCTAGTAGGAGATGGATTTGAAATATTAATTATATGAACTAAATTATGTTTAAATGCTAAAAGTCTATCGGCAAATACTTCTAAGGCAGTGTATTCACCAAAATCACCGCTTGAAACATCTATGTAATTAAACGGAAGATAAGTATCAAATTTATTCGGCTCAGAATATAATATTCTATCTCCATATCTTTTTTTAGTATCGTCAGGTTCTCTTAAAACAGGATTTGCAATAAAAGCTCTTCTTCCAGCTATAACAGAAGCCACGTAGGTTTCTTTAGATTTACCTAATGAGTTAAATTTTTTATCATGAGAATAACCATTTAAGTTTCTATAAGTATCAATAGCTGGCTTTGTTGATTTTAAACCAGTAGAAGAACTAGCACCAGAATAAAAACCTGATTTTTGAGTGTGCGCAACAGTACCAGCGGGTCTATATACCCAAGGTGTATATTCACTATCTAAAGACATCCTAGCGCCCTGCACTATATCTATATCTGCAAATAATATTAATTCATCATCGCTTCCGCTTTCCCTTATATATATCCTACCACCGCTAATTCTTCCATGATAATACCTATCAGCATAAACAGTACACTCTAGCGCTGACCTATTTTCTGTTAATTCATATGCGTTTCTAAATTTTGAAGGTAAACTTTCTTGATTGCCATCATATATAAATGTTTGCCAAAATTCATATGTTTTCTCATCCCATTCACCCTCATCAGAATGATTAGTAACTCCTATATTCCAACCTACGCCCCTTTTATATATTTTTCCACTATTATCTGATATAACTGCATTTGTAGTGTTTCCATAACCTCTGTAAGCTCTAACTTCTTGAACCGTTCCAGAGCTACCTTCTGACGGTCTACGAATCATTATGCATTCAGGTTCTTCTGAAGACTCACTTAATATTGAATATACTTGACCAACTTCAAAATGATGATTAGCTGGAAGCTCATTCGTTGCTGTATCAAAAGAAAAGTAATCTTCAGTTATAGCCGTTATTTCTTCAGCTAATTGAACATCATTACCATCTTTATCTTCTACTAAATCATTTATAGCTGTGTAATGCCCATCAGTACCTATTGTATGTTGAGCGCTTGTTGGGTTAGCAATATCGGCACTAGGAGGAATTAAATACGATGGATGTTCATACCAACCACTAAAAGAAAGACCTTTAGTATCGTCAAATTGACTTCTCTGAACATATCCATACCATTTCATTATAGCATTATTTTCAGCATTAGAATCGGAAACTCTTAAAACTTCGTCTACAAAGGTAAATACAAATTCAGATGTTGATACGTGCTCACTAGACGAAGAAATAAGAACTGGATTTATTTCAGAAGCAAGCCAACCATCGTCTGTAGAGCTAGGGTCTGAAACAGAATTATAAGACCAAACATCAATAACGTTGTTTTCTGAATCTCCAAGAGCAACTAATTTATCACCTGTCGTTCTCCTGCCTTTAATAACAATTCCAGAAGCCGCTCCATCAGGTGATGATGTAAATGTAAGCGTTTCTCCAGAGCCTACTAATCCACCTGTAGATGCTCCACTAAGCGTTATTTGACTAGCATTAATGCCTTCTGTTCCTGCGGCTACAGCGGCAACTGTTTTTGCGCTTATACCAGTTCCTGCAACCGTTTGACCAACTCTAACATCAGCGCTATCATCTATATTTATTGTTACTGTGTTATTATATGCGGCATCAGTATCAACTGTAAATGCAACTTCATCTGTTATAGACCTACCTGCAACGGTCATATAATGGTCAGAGCTTTTTTGAGTAAATCCAGTTACTGTATATACACCATCATTGTATTTACTTCCCTTTACATTTATAACATCGCCAATTTGAAGACCAGCGACATTAGTCCAATAATCAGCATCCCCTTCATATTTGATATACTGCGTTGATGGTATTATTGCTAAAGCCATACTTAAAGACTACTACCGCTTCCACCATCATCTGAATCAGATGGTGATACTGCCAATGTTCCTGTAACATCACTATTTTGAGGGTTCACAAACCATATATTCCCATTAGATGCACCTACTGTATAAGTAGCAGATTCATTATCATTCCATTCCGACCTCTTACTATGGTCAGACTCAAAATAAAACAAATTAAAACCACCACCTTTATTAGTTCTGCCAGTTGCTGTTCCCGGACTACTATTAGACCTATTATCTAAACTAGCCGTTGCTGTAGAAATAGCTTTAACAAGGCTTGTTGCACTTGTATTAGTTGGATTTGTCCTATGTGTATAAAAAGAACCCGCTGATTTTATTTTACCTTGAGCATCTATAGACATATTATCTATTTGACTCGATTCATTATCTGCTAAATCCCTAGGGTCTCTTAATGTATTTATACCTCCAGCAAAACTACGCAATGTGTATTTAGATTTAGGCATTACTTCCCTTTAAAAACACCTTCTAATATATCTGTAACTACATCAACAACCTTTTCAAAGAATATCTGTTCTTTATCTTCAGATACAAATGGAATGTCGATACGCTTATTAATTGCACTAGCAATCTTTTCAGTCATCTCTTCAGAACCTAAATGTTTTACAGCTTCTTCTTGCATTTTCTCTGCTTGCTCTTCTGCAAGCTTGATTAGCATTGATTTAATATCCATATTACTTACCTTTCTTTATGTTCATTAATAACAAGACTATAGACAACAAAGCTACTACAATCTGCAACGCTTCATGTATTTGTGTCAAGCCTATAAAATAATTACTAAAACTTATTGCCGCTACT